CTCCCACAAGTCAAACACTCTATCGACGTAAAACTTCGCCTTTGCTAAATCCTCATGACCATTCTTTAACGGTGCTCTAGACAAGTATTTGATTGCATTACCTATTGCGAATGCTAATTGTGGTGGATACTGTGCCGTAACTTGTTCGATGAAATCTATAATTTCAATGTCGCCGTATGTGTAATGCGCAGGTTGTTTAACATTGTCTTGTGTTTCATTCATATCTACTTTTCTGTTACTGATTATGCTCATTATGCTTCACTCCATTTCTTGAACATTTGGTTATAAGTGACATCGAACCAGTACGGATCACGTGAATGTTTTTGAGGCGTTCCATCATAAAGCCATGGTCTCAATCTTCTCTTTCTTTCTTCTTCATATTCCGCTCTCACATTTCGTTGGTATAGGTTCAAAATCGCTTTTTTTCTGATTTTTTCTCTCTCTTTTTCTTCATCTTTTATTTGACTCTTCATATATTCAACTTCATCTTTAGATTTTGAGTCTTTTCTTCCACACAATAATTCATCGCCGCGCATTTTATGTTTGTATCTGTATCTAAGAAGTTCTGGAGATATATGATATTTTTCTGAAACTTCTCTCAATGTCATTAGTTTTCCTTTAATACGCACTCTTATAACTTTTCTTCTAGCCATCATTCCACCTCTAAATCTAAAACCTTGATATTTATAACGTTATATTTTAATAGTTCACCTGGATTATTAAATAAATAGTCCGCCAAATTTTCTTTTTCTTTATCAATCTGATTGTAATTAACACTTTCGACTTCTGTAGGAATTCTATTGTCAACAGAAGCATTGATATAAGCTTGATGTTGCATGCAATCACACTCCTAATCCTTCATATAAAACGGAGAAGTAAACCCGTCACTATTCAAATTCAATCCTTTTGCCCAATCAACAGGCTTATTCATGATAGTTTCGATTTCCTTAAGTCCATTTGAACCTCTAGGTATTTCTACAATTACTTCATCATGGACATGGCCAACTATTTTAAAACCTAATGCTTCAAGCCTTGCTATAGAAATCGCAAGTAAATCCCTTGCAGTTGCTTGAACAATATTCTCGACTAACTTCCCACCATACGTTTTTAACTTTGACCATTTACGGTTAAGATCTAACCCCATAAATTCAACAACTTGACTACCCCAACTATTTTCACCAACTAAAGCTTTTGGATAAGCTAAAGCTCTTCCACTAGGCAGTTCAATCATTAGAAAACCTTTTTTCATATAAAATCTAAGTCCATGTGTATGATGCGTCTTTCGGGATTTTACAGTATTAATTGCAGCCTCTTGGCAAGCCTTCCAAAAATTAACTATGTTAGGATTTGCGTTACGCCAACTATCAACTAAACCTTGTAACTCGTTTTCTTCAATGCCCATTTCCAATGCACCCATTGCTTTTAAAGCTCCAGCGCCACCTTGATAGCCTAAAGCTAATTCGGACACTTTTCCTTTTTGTCTGAGAGGGTCGCCTTTAGTTATGCTTTCTACCGGTACATTAAACATTTGAGAAGCCGATGCTTCATATATCTTTCCGTGTGTGTTGAACACATCTAAACGCCATTGTTCTTTTGCATACCATGCTATGACTCTTGCCTCTATTGCAGAAAAATCACTTACTGCTAGTTCATTACCTTCTTCAGCAGTAAATGTCGTCCTAACTAATTGACTTAATAAGTCTTGAGGATGAACATTCAGTAATAAATCTAAATCGTCAAAACGTTGTTCTTTAATAAGATCTCTTGCTATTTCTAATTCAGTATCTGAAATATAATGCTTTGTTAAATTCTGAAGTTGTACGCCTCTACCTGCCCATCTTCCAGTACCGGCACCGTAAAATTGAAACAGACCTCTTACCCGTTCATCACTGCACATCATGTCATGCATTTTGTTGTATTTTTTCACACTGGTTTTAGACATTTGCAATCTAATTTCTAGCATTTTTTTAGCTTTTCCTGTTGCTTCTTTTAAGTACTCCTGAACCGTTTTCTTTTGTAAATTAGGTATATCTAATCCTTGTTCATCCTTTAACCAAGCCAATAACTGTGTAGGACTATTAGGATTTTCTAAACCTGTTATATGTTTAGCTTGTTTAAGCAATTCTTCTTTACTCTGCTTATCGAGCACATTAGCTCCTAACATCAATGATTTAGAAAGCTTAATACCTCTGTCGTTTATATGTTGGTCAAAAACCCAATATGTTTGTTCAATTGCAGTTACTGGAAAGTCTTTAATTTTATTAGCAATCGCCATTTCTACTTCTACATCTCGAATACAGTAATCTATAAATTGTTGCCATTTTTCAAGATCATGTTCAGGCAAATTTCTTGTTCTTCCTCCATTAACTTTTGTTGGCTTACAAGGTATAGAGAAATAACGAATTAAATTTTTACCTGCTTTATCTTTTTGGTTTTGTAGTCTTAAAACTTCTCCAACTTTATCAAGCGAAGCAGGTAAGCCAATACGCATTGAATTAACCATTGTGCAAATCCATTCTTCAGGTGGCATCTGTTTATTAAAATGTTTAGCAAGACAAGTTCTTTCGAAATTAGCATTGAATGCATACTTTTTTACAGCAGGGTCAAATAGAGCAATTTTAAACGTCTCATAATCAGCGTGGAAAGGCTCATTATCTACTTTAGTCATGTCAATCGCACTAATCGCTCCACCATCTATCGAATAAGCTATAATTAAAATTTCGAAATCTTCAGCTTCTGTGTATTTATAGGCACCACATTTCGAAATATCGTTACTGCTATATGTTTCAATATCTATATTCATAAATTTCAAATTCTTGACACCTCAATTTCTTTAAAATTAAAGTGGGGCTAAAAACCCCACCTATTGACTTATAAGAAATCCTCATCATCAGTGTCTAATTCATCAAAATCATCTTCTGCTGCACTTGCACCGCCAAGAGGTTCGCCTTTTTCTACAAGTTGAATGTTGTTCAATCCAACTGCGATACCCTTATTACCATTTGTGTTGAATGGAAATAAATTGATTGAAGCTCTAATATAGTCACCACTTACAATAGTTCCAGAATCCGTTAATCTAATTTTGTTTTGGTCAATAATACCAGGTGCTTGTTTGCTTGATGCGTTAATAAAATAAGCGTCTTGATAATTCACATCATCTTCTCTTTCAGTATCTCCATCACGTAATGGAAGTTTCAGATTTGCAGGAACTTTGCCTCCAAACTTACTAACTTTTCCTTCTTCTTTAGCAGCTTCTATAGCTTGTTCAATGGCTTTTATCGTACTTGTATCTGATTTAGGAATGATTAAACTGATTGAATACTTTGCTTCTTGCCCTTCTTGCATACTGTGAGGTTCAAAAATATGTGCATATGATGCTCTTACTTTTCCTGTAATCACTTTAGTTTTATTTAATACTTTTGCTTTCATGTTTATATACCGTCCTTTTTAATTTTTTATAGTTCGTCAAAATCATCTTCGGCAGATGACTTTATAGCTGGCCTTTTATCTGACTCAGTAGCAAGTGTTAATTTACCTTGCGGCTTTTCTATAAAGCCCTCTGTAATTTTAGAAAATGCTTTTTTACCAATTAATTTTTCTAAATTCGTAATGCTAAGTAACTTGGTTTCTGTAATATCTTCAGGTTTATAACCCGCTTCAACTAACTTTTCAAGCATTGCTTTTGTATCAGTTATCATTCTTCGTGAACGACCTTCTACAAGCTTCCAACCAGGATAGTTTTTATCATTTCCTTTCGCTTGATCTAGCGCATAATGTTCTACTTCATCAGCCCATTTTTTGATATCAGGCAGTTTATATAAAAGTTCTGCAATCTCTTCATCACTTAACAAATGTGGTGGCTTTTGAGGCACATTTTGCATGTATTCTGCACGTGTTCTACATGAATGCTTTATCTTACAGAATCTACAATGACTACCTGCTTTAAACTCACCTTCACCGTTATAAGCAAGTCTGGCTAATGGTTTAACAAAATCGGTTCCCCATTGAAGTAATCTTGATATTGGTAACTCTTCAGTAGAAAAGTTATCTATTCGTGGTTGTATGATAGTCATGCGAACTGTATGAATGTCATACATTAAACTAAGCAGTTCATATGCGCCCAAGCCATATAATCTAAGTTGAGGATTATCTATAGCTGAGACTTCAATGCCTTTACCGTATTTAAGGTCAATAATTTCAAGTACACCACCTGAAAATATAATGACATCACCAGTACCAAAAGATTCAGGGACGTATTTACCTAAATCCAATTTTGTTTCAAATAAAGCTATTACATCGTCATCTCTACTCAAAGCCTCGTTATACTTTTCTTCTACATTAGCTACGTACTCTTCAACATATTCACGCAACTCTTCACTGTAATATTGATTTCGCTTATAATTTTGAAAAGCTTTATTAAACTCAAACTGTGTTAGGCCTTCATATTTAAGACTGAAATATAACTCACTTAATTCATGGGCGAATGTACCTTCTTCAGCAAAAACTGAACTTTTATCTGCAATACCTTCACTTGCCTTAATACTCGGTGGGCAGTTTAGCCATTGTTTTGCTCCACTTGCACTAAGCTTTGCATGAGCTCTATTTGAGTGATCTAGTTTCATGCATTAATTCTCGCCTTCATGAAATCAACAATTTTTTCATAATGTTCTTCTTTGATAGTAGATAGCTTATCCGCACCAAGTTCGTTAAGTTTATTTCTAAATTCTTTCTTATCAGAAGTATCTGCTTTTTTAAGGAACTCTTTTCCTACTGATAAAATATAATCTTTAGTTAAATCAGTAGACGTTTCCTTAACTTCTTCAATTGTTTCCAGTTGAGCTGTTTCTTCTTTTGGCATTGGTGCTTCTTTAACTTTCTCTTGTACGATTGATGAATCCACAGTTGATAGTTCAGTATTTAACACACGTAAATTCTTATTTAATAGTTTTAATTCTTCAAAAATATCTTCTAATATTGCCATTGATTAAATCCTCCTTAAAATTGGTTAGCTAGACGAATCATTAACTTGATACGATCTTCTATTTCTCTAGGGTCATCACTTTGTTCATTCAATCTTGCTAACAATTCAAATTGCTCTTCTAAAATTTCTTTTTTACGTTCGACGACAGTTAAATGTAATTGTGCTTCGATAACACGCCATTTTCCCCAACTTTCCATTTCAACCTTTCCTTTTTTCTTAAGTCTCGAAAGTGTGGATTTTGCATGTGTTTTCGATACTCCAAAAACTTCAACTACATCATCAGGATTGAAATTGTCATATGTTGCAAAATGTGATAGTATTTTTTGTTGTAAGGTCATATTAATAACTCCTTATATAATTATTTAAGACAATTGCTCATCTTGCACTGTTACTTGCTCCAACAAGTAGCAGTTTTTTTATTCTCCATAAAAGTATTCTTTATAGAATATGAATGTTGCGATACTTGCGAATCCCGCAATCGACCACGCTGTAGTGAAGTATAGAAACGGCATGAGTACAATCGCTAAGACCGTGAAGCACAGTACTGCTACTAGGTAACTTTTATATGTGTCACTCATTTTATTCTCTCCTTAAAGTATTTTCTCTTGCCTTTTAATTAAATACGCTTCTAACTTCGGAATATTAATTAACTGTCCAGCTGGAGAATAGATGATACATAAGTTTTTTATACCTAAATCATCTTCGTGATAATATTTCAACCAGTTGTATACTGTACTTCTACTTACTCCGAATAGTTGATGAATTTCTGTTGGTTTTGCGTATAACTTTTTCACAAATTTTTCTTCGCCTCTATATGTGTTTTCTGGTGTTGGTGGTACTATGATTTTTGGCATCTCTATCACTCCTTTCGATAAATGTTAAATTTTGCTATTATTCGCTCTGTATTGAAGTTCTCTATCTAATGCATAGAAGACTTTGTTTATTTCTAAGTAGCTGTAATAACCTTTTTTAATACTTTCTAATATTTCCTTTCTTAGTCGACGTTCATTTTCTGTTAAAGATTCTACTGGCGCGTGATCTCTTCTGAAAACCCTTGGTATTCTGATGTCTAACCCTTCTGATTTTTTGTTCATTTGTTGTTCCACCTTTCGTGTATAATGTTGTTATCAACCTAAGGAGGTGATAACATGCCCTTGATATCTGATGAATTTGATACACTTACTAAAGACCAACAATATATCTTGTCCGTACTCTACAAAGATTATTTAGAATGTGTAAAGTTAGGTTCGGTTAAATTAACCTGCAATAATTTTGGAAGTGCTAAAGATATACATACAAAGTATTTTCAAAAACTACATTTCGAAGATGTAAAATACGATTTAAATAAACTTAAAAACTCTGGGTTCCTAAACGGCGTGTATGCTAGTAACACTATTTATCATGTAACAATTTCAGACAAGACTGTTGTTTACTTTGAAAATGAGTTTAAAAACAATTTAAAAAGTATCATTGATAGCATTTCTAAAATTGCTTCAATAATTCCTGGTCTCTAGTTGGGTTTATAACTTCCCAATCATTTGCCATGAGGTCATCGGCTGAAGGTTGCCAATATCTGATAAGGTTTGTCCCATCGCTATTTGAAATGATGCATTGTAAAAAACTATCATTTGTTGGTAATATCTTAGTTCGATGACTTTCTTTCCAATCTTTCCGTGTCATAGAGACAAGATTTTTTGTAGCTATCTTAGTTGCTTCTTGAATGTTCATTTGTTATTCCTCCTTTCGTGTATAATGTTGTTATCAACCTAAGGAGGTGATAAGTATGAAAGCTTGTTTATATCTTTCTAATGATAAATTTGTTGAAATCGATAATTTAGAAAAAGTGATAAAGTCAGGTCATCGCGGAACTGTTGAAATATCAAAAGAAAAAATTAAAAGTTCCTTGTTCACTAATGGCTCATATACTTTTGTTGGAGACAAAATAGTAGCTATCGCTTCAGCTAAAATCGAATTCATAGAATTTATCGATTAATCTCTTTAAGCAACTCTGCAACTGCTCGCAACAGTTCAGGGTTGTTTCTTGTTTCTAAATTACTGTTTGCATGTTTTAGTAAATTGAGTTTTAATTTACTTTTTTCTTTAGCGATTCTAAATTTTTGTAACATTTGTTGTTCCTCCTTTTAAGATGTTTGTTTAAATTTCAAATTGGCTAATATCTACACCGTATTTAATCGCCATACTCTTAATCACTGAAATGTATATCTCAACCAATCTAGGTTCATCAGTAATCACATCTAATTTTGACAACTTGTTAATCTGGGTTTTCGTTGCACCATTCGCTAGCATTTTGCCTTTGCGGTTCTGCATACGAATTTTTAAATTACAGCGTCCTTTTTCTTCTAAAGCTTTATATGCTTCAGACTTAACTTTCTGGTGCATTGCTCCGCCACCTAAATGTTGTGCAATCGCAGATAACATTTTGTTTGTGTCGTTACGCCAGTTTTTCGTTTCAATACCGACAATGTGACGAATGCCTGTGATTTCTTGTTGCATTTGTTTGTTAAACTGTTCTTGGTCTTTTTGTGCTTTGAACATCATCTCTAATGCTTGCATTGGTGTTTGTGGTACATTAAGCTGTGCTTGTTGTTTAATGTATTCATCCATTTTATGAAATGCATCAACATAAGTTGCAGTAAACAAAATGCCTTTACTACCTGTCATCTTGTTTGCTACTATGTCGCAACCTTTTTTGGTTAGTAGGTAACAAGGTTGTACTTTGTTTTGTGAATTAACATAGGTGCTTTCTTCAAAGAAATTATGACTACTCAATTTTGAGGAGTCCTCTAAAACCTTGATATAACCTTTAATGTCTCTTACTAAATTGTCGTGTCGCTTTCCTATCATTTCCGCAACTTCTCTACTGTCTACATAATGTGTTTCGTTCTGTTCTACTATTTGTAATGCTTGCATTTCAGTTTCCTCCTTAAGTTAAAACTTTCTTTTTGCGTAAGTCTTCGTTAAAAAAAATATCTCTTCCTTCTTGAGGTGTCAATTCTAACGCAAAATAAATACCATTTATTACCGGGTACGACGGTTTCGTTCTCCCGTGAATCATATTAGATAAAGTATCTCTATTAACACCAATTTCTTCAGAAAGGGTTTTGATGTTATGTTCTTTCAAAGCCATTTTAGATTTCAAAAGTTTAGCATCTATAGGCATTTCTTTTCACCACCTTTCGTATTACGTAAGTAATCTTATCATGATGTTACGAAAGAGGTCAAGCACTTTACGAAAGTTTTTTAGAAAAATATTGCAAATGCCGAAAGTTTTCCTTATAATAGAACTATCAAGTAAAAGGAGCTGTATTACGATGTGCTTTTCAAAAAGAATGAAACAATCAAGAGAAAAACAAGGTATGACTTTGGCCGAACTAGGAAGAAAAATTGGTAAAACTGAAGCTACTGTACAGCGTTATGAAAGCGGAAATATCAAAAATTTAAAAAACGATACTATAGAAAGTATAGCTACTGCATTAAATGTTAATCCTGCATATTTAATGGGGTGGGTTGAAGAAAACGATGATGAAGTACAACATCGTGCAGCTCACCTTGAAGGAGAATTGACAGATGATGAATGGCAAAGAGTTTTAGATTATGCTGATTATATAAGAAGCAAACGTAAGTAAAGGATGTATCAGATGGGATTATATGAAGAAACTTTAATACAACATGATTATATTGAAATAAGAGAGGCTGATGTGCTTCCAGATAATTTGGATGGGGTATGGTTAGGAGATTTAATTTTAATAAAGCGTGGCTTATCAGATAGAGAAAAGGCAGGAATTCTCTTTGAAGAATTAGCACATAATAAACTTACATACGGTGATATAGCCGATTACTCGAAATTCAACAATCGCAAGTTCGAAAATTACGCAAGGCGACACGGCTTTATCTCAGCAGTCCCGTTACGCGAAATTGTGGAAGCTTACAATTATGGTGTACGTAACTTGTATGAGTTGTCTGAGTATCTGCAATTGAGTGAAGAATACATATTAGAAGCAATAGAACAATATAAAAAGATATATGGTATTGGGACTCACTACGGCGAATACTCAATTACATTTGAGCCATTGAGAGTTTTTAAATATAAAGAAATATAAACAAAGGAGAAATTAAAATGAAAAGATTATTAGGTTTAACATTAGCGAGTGCGTTAGTTTTAGGCGCTTGTGGTAGCCACGACGGCGATAAGAAAGAGGAAAGCAAAAAAACTGAAACAAAGAAAGATAACAAAGATAAAAAGAAAGAAACTAAAGAAAAAGCAGAAGCGAAAAAAGAAAATGCTAATCAAAACGATAACAATAATCAAGTAAACAACGAGAACAACACAAACGTTAACAACGATCAACAAACCAATAGACCTTTAACTAAAGACGAAATATCACAAAGAGTAAAAAATGGTCACAATGTTAACGGCATGGTAGATGCAGATGGTAATACTTGGTACCAAGCACAAGGCGCAGGTGACGTTATAGGTTACACAAAACCTGATGGTACACAATGCACAGTTGGTGGTTGTGTCACACCTCAGCAACAAGAACAAATAAACGAAGCTAATTATAAAGAGATGGAAAAATATGGGTATTCTCGTGAAAAATACGATGCAATTCAAAAAGAAGCTTCTAAACTTCAACAACAAAAAGAAAATGGAGAAATAACAGCAGAAGAATTTACTAATAGGTATATAGAATTATACGACTAAGTATCTTACAATCAATTAATTGTATTGTGATTAATAACGTCTATTTAGTGATTTAATATAAATATAAACAAAGGAGAAATTGACATGAAAAAAGCAATCTTAACTTTAAGTCTTATATTTATTACCTACTACCTCACTTTTAAATATATGTGGATTAAAGAATTGAAGTATTAACAGCTTTTTATAGCCCTTTAATATAAAAATCAAAAAACGCCTACTAGTGTAGACGTTGAATGGTGGTGAGAATTTTATGGTAGATAAAAACAAAAAACAAGAAACTACTCGTAGTAACCCATTAAACAAAAGTTTTGAAAAGTCAGGCGCCAGCGAAAAATTAAAAAGCACTTTATCAGAAAAAGCTAAGAAAAAAGATTAGTATTCATTCATTAAATATAAATCCAATTTAATTTGTTGTTTAAGGTCTACAAGCGTATGTTTAATATACAATTCATCGTTTGACGCTAAATCAGATACTTTGAAATCTTGTCGCTCAACTTCTAGTAAATCGAAATCGCTACCAGCTGAATTATAGGTTTTAAGTTCACCCTCTTCAATGATTCTGTTTTCAAAGTCTTTTATAACTATAAATACTGGTTTACCGTTGTTATTAAACAACTTGTCTCTTTTGTCTAATAAGCTTATACAATCCAATTTCATAAACTTTCTGGTTATATTAATTAACCAGATAATAAATTTAACAATTAAAGGATTAAATACAAACACTGTTAAAACAAAAATAAATAGAAACAAAATATTTGCTTTTAGACCTGTAAGCAACTGAATTAAATTCAAATTTTTTAAATCAACATTATTAAAAATTATAAAACTATAAAACCATATCAAACATGTTTCAATAGAAAAAATCAATAATACAGGAGTATTGATAATCTTGTTTTTTTCACTAACTAAACCTATCATTGTTAGATATTTATATGGTATGTAACCTAAAACTCCTGTAAGAAGAAGCGCCCCTAGAAATTGAGTCATCTTATCACCTACTTTTTATTTTATTATAACATATTTAGTACCTAGTACTAAATTTTGGGTAGCCCACCTACCCTTATTATTTTTTACAAATTTACAGAACATACGTTCCTACAGGAGGTATAAACATGTGGATTGAAAAATTTAAAAACAAAAATAACGAAACTAAATACAGATATTACGAGAAGTACAAAGATCCATACACAGATAAATGGAAGCGCGTAAGTGTTGTGTTGAACAAGAATACAAAACAATCTCAAAAAGAAGCAATGTTTCGTTTAGAAGAAAAAATAAAAGAAAAACTGAACAACAAGTCGTCAAGCGAATTAAAAACTTTGACTTTTCACGCGCTATTAGATGAATGGCTTGAATATCATATAAAAACATCAGGTTCAAAGTTGACTACTCTTAATAATATAAAAATAAGAATTAGAAACATTAAACGATACAGCTCTGAGAACTTGCTTTTAAACAAACTAGATACAAAATATATGCAGATATTTATTAATAAATTATCAGATATCTATTCTCAAAATCAAGTAACCCGTCAACTCGGAGATATGAAAGGAGCTATTAAATATGCAGTTAAATTTTACAATTATCCAAATGAATATTTGTTAACTAATGTCAAAATTCCTAAAAGAAGAAAAACAATAGAGGATATCGAAAAAGATGAATCTAAAATGTACAACTATTTAGAAATGAACCAAGTCCTACAGATACGTGATCATATACTAAATGATAATAAGTTACACAAGCGAAATCGCATTTTAATTGCCAGCATCTTAGAAGTACAGGCTTTAACTGGTATGCGCATAGGAGAACTACAAGCACTGCAGGAAAAAGATATAGATTTATTAAACAAAACTATTAATATAACAGGTACAATTCACCGCATTAAATACGAGGAAGGATTCGGATACAAAGACACTACAAAGACTATAAGTTCAAAAAGAAGTATCAGCATCAATTCTAGAACCGTAGAAATTTTTAAAAAGATAATACTGGAAAACAAAATGTTGAAAAGATGGAATTCGAGCTATGTTGACAGAGGGTTCATATTCACAACAAAAAAAGGGAATCCTTTATGTAATAATCAAATCGCCGGTGTGCTTAAGAAAACTACAAAAGCTTTAAATATGAATAAGAAAGTTACCACGCACACATTTAGACATACACACATAACTTTATTAGTAGAAATGAATGTTTCTTTAAAAGCAATTATGAAAAGGGTAGGACATGTAGATGAAAAAACAACCATTCGCATATATACTCATGTAACTGAAAAAATGGATAGAGAACTAACTCAAAAACTCGAAAACATTCCAAGTTAGCTTAAATCTGCCCTTTTTTTGCCCTTATATTTTTTACAAGCTTTATAAAACGCTTGAGAACACTGGCGTTAAAGCTTTTCTTGAAATAAACATATCATCATAATGTGATGGTTCAAATATCATTTGTACAATCAAAGGCTTCATGTTCTTAACAATATCATCTAAATGGTTATCTAAAATTGGTGACACTGCTTTTAAATCATTAAGAAAAGGCTCCCATTTGCCTAAAGTATTATCTAATTCTTCTAATTTAGTTTTAATATAATTACAAGTTACATTAGGAATCAGGGACAAAAATTCTTTCTTTTTTACATTTAACATTTCAATTGCATGTCTTAAATTCTTACGTATTTTGGGAATTGTATTAATCAAATATTTTATTACATCGACAATTTTCGATGCATATTCATCATATATACCTTGAACATAGTCTGCTATTTTTTTAATACCATCATCGATATGGTCTTTTAATATTTTCATTTTTCTTCCTAAATAATTAGAAGGTAAAGCTAGACCCTGCACCATATTTTCACAGCTATAATTAATTTGATAATTTCCATCTAAAATTGTTGCATCTTGTTGCTTCATAATACTTCTAATATCTGCAATTTGCATACCATAAATATCATTTTGATTTTTTATTTGCTGAATATTCTGTTTTACTACTTTCAAATGTTTCATCATTTCTTCAGATACTCCATCCTTGAAGTCATGATCAATATTTTTGAAAATTTCTAAAATTTCATTATCTATACTATCATACACTTTTTCTATAAAAGATTTTATACCTTTAAACAACTCATTAATTCTTTCTTTTAATGCATCCAATGCAAAATCAGGTAATAAGTGTTTAACAGCACTAATACTTTCTATTGTTTCATCTGCAACTTCTTCAAGTGAGTTTATTTTACTAATTAAAGTTCTTTCCATTTCTTCTAATTGAAATAAGTTAATCTTATCCTTAAATCCTTCTGATAATTGTTTCTTTCTATCTGCAAAATTTTTATTTTCATTTTCTGAGATGTTAAAACTTTCATTTAAAAAGATTACGCATTCTGCTAACATACCACTAGTTTCACCAGTAATCAGTTTACTCAACGCATCAAGATTTTCTAAATTAAGTTTAATTAAAGTTCCTCTTCCAGAACGTGCAATCGAATCTCCTGTCCAAACATTTATTGGAATTCGCCCATCCATATCTAATGTTATGTTAATAGTCTTTTTTACTTTTTTTCCATTTTTAATTTCTGTATCTTTTACCGACTTAATTTTGATTAGTGGTACAGTATCGTATGTGTTATCTTTTCTATTTAACTTCCTTTTATAACCTACATGGCTGTCTATTAAAGCATCTAACCTGGGCACACCATCACTAATGTTAACGCGTTTTCCCGGCATATCTTTGATGAATGGATCTTGTAACCATGTTAATAGATCGTTGGTACTATTAAAACTAATCATATTATCAAAGCGTGGTCTAGCAAATTTCTGCCAAGCAGCATAAGGTACCATTGCTGGGTCAGTAGCAACAACTTTTTCATTTGGATGTTTCGCTCCTTGATATTTTGCTCCTGCACCGCCTTCCGAATTACCGCCATCCGCCACAATGGTTTTGTTTTTGAAGTTACTTGATTCCATTCTATATTTTTTTAAAAAATCACTATTTGATAATCTATCTGCATCTTCTAACTTTTTTTATATTGATTTGATAATTGATCTGTTTGCTTTAAATAATCTGTGCTTTCATTATCATTATTCATTAATTTAGCATTTTGGAGCCAATCATCTCCAAACCCCGATGATTTTAATGGATTATTTGGATTAATTGCCTCATTAGATGTTCCTTGATAAATTATTGTCTGTTGACCAGTTGGTTTACTTTTATCATCTAATAACTCATATATTTTAATATCAGCAGCACCATTCAAATTACTATTCTTATCATCATTATAACTGTCTACTTGTTTAAACCTTTTTCCATTAACTTTAAATTCTTTTTTTATATCAATATTTTGATAAACCCAGTAACTACTTAATTCTGTTAAATCCCTATCATTAATTTTATTCATCTTTACTGTGCACCCCAT